TGGCGACGCATGAAATTTGCCATTCGGACTGAGCAGCACTTGGCCAGCGCGCCCAGTATTGCCGTCTTGTCTGCGATCTGAGTCTCAAACCACATGTCAGCTTCAACAGCGGTGAAACCGAAATCAGACGGAATCCCCTCAAGCTTAGTTGGGTAAGCACTGCCCAAATTGAACCGAGCCCAGTCTGCGAGCAGCTGTGGTGCTGTGTACACGAAACCAGGTCGTGTGAAAACACCGGCCACTGTGGCTACAAGAAGGCGGCCTTCTTCGTTGGGAACAAATGCAAGCCGCCTGTGCAGGCCCGGCAAATTGAGCTTGACTGGTACATAGGGCCTGTCGGACATGGTGTCTTTCATGGACTCCAGCCATGTACGGGCCGGTCCGTAATTCGACAATATGAGGATCTTTGTGAAGGCTGGCGCTGTGTTGTAAAACTGCATGTACTGGAGTTGATGGTCATGACTACCAAAATCGAAAACGTCGTCGAGTACGACCAGGCTGTCTGGTTTCATCAGACTGGTCAAGGCAAGAGCCTCGGCAATACTGGCTGGTTCATATACAGCCATCTTAGACATCAGGGCTGCCTGCCTGAACATGGGAACCACAGAGGTTGATTTCCCACAGCCTGGGTTACCAGCAACGAAGTGGACATACTTGGTGTCAGCAACTCCATGTGAGGTGTCGAGTGTAATCGGCTTGCCCTTATAGAGGAAATTTTTCTTCGGGAGCTCAGTTTGGGCATTGAGCATCGCGAAATTCTCCATCGCGCTGCCAATTCTAGCTGCAATCTCGTCCGCTAATTGTTCGGGTGTATACTTAGACTCGCCCAGATGGAAGGACAAGTGTGAAAAATCAGGCTTGCGGTGTGGCTGATTCTTCCTTGGGTTAGGCCTATCCTTCTTATAGGCGGGGTCTCGGACCTCAAGTTCCCAGAGCCTAGACTTCAAGGCATCTCTCGCCTGGTGACTGAGGCCCGTGTCCATCTTGCTGATTTCGTTGTTGGCAGTACACACGACCAGGTAAGGTTTCAGGATCTGATTTTTACCCTGCAGACTAGCTGAGGGCATAGGTACACAATTCCCGGACAGAATATCATTGAGTTTGGAAAAGGGGGTTTTATCAGGTGTTAGGTTTTTAACGGCACCAACTTCATCAACATGCACGGTTGATTCACCATAATAATTGCTGACATGGTTTGAGGCGCACTG